ATGCCCTTTTTATAGCCCGTATGACCCAAGCCCTGACCTTTTCCTTCAAGATAAGAAATTAGCTTAGGAAGCTGTGATTCAAACGTATCGTTTTTAGTAATATTAAGAGCTTTTTGAACAGTTGGGCTGGCTTGAAACAAGCCAACATACCCCAATGTATTGACCCTGCTGGGATCTGCCCCGCTCTCAACCAAAAGAATAGAGACTAATTCATGCGGCTTTATGCCAAGTTGAGTAGCAACTTCGCGGACAACCTGAGAAGGCTTGCGTCCAGTAGCACTTGAGTTTTGAATCATTTGCTCACGCACAACGGGAAGCTGCATATGTTCAACAGATGGAGCTACAGGCAAACCGCGATCAACATACTTTTTCTTTTTATCGCGGACTGTCGATGGTTCGTGTCCGAATTGAGCAGTATGAGTCTTTTGCCAAGCTTCAAATTCAGCAAGGGCTTTTTGATTTTTTACGCCAAAACGCAGCTTTTGACCCTGCCCCTCCAAACCAAGCAACTCAAGGAAACCTTGACTGCCGGGAATGTAATATTGAAATGCTTGCTTTGCGAGTCGTTCGCCTTCGTTCTTGCTTTCCGCATACGCTCGCCTAAATTTTCCGCTTTCTCTCTCCTGAATCGATGAAGCCTGACCTAAGTCTATAATAAGAGGCGCGTTATCTTTACGCCGGATTAAACTAGTGCTTCCCGTTTTCTCGTCATAATACCAAACAGAAAACAAACGGCTCTTGGGATCCGTACCTCCAGCATAATGCTTTATAAAAACATTTTTTCCAGCTTTTAACTTTGCTTTAACGGGAACCCCCGCAAGCTGCTCGTCCCCGGCAAGTTTTTGAATAGCCAAGTCAACATAAGGCTGAACATACTCGCGGCTTCGTTCACCAGTTTTGCTAGTAACAGTTGGCGGTGTTTCAGCTTTCCGAATATAAAGCCCAGTCCTTCTTTTAATGGTATCGCCAAAAACCTGAGTGACTCGCAATTGAGGCTCTAGCAACAAGGTGTCAGAGTTAGGGGCAACAAGTGTCCTTCTATTTGCGAGTCTACTACTCGCAATGCTGACAGCTTTTTCTAAGGGTATGTTCTGAGCGACTAAGTTGCCAGCAAAGATCTGTAACTCATTAAGGTCTTCAGCACCTAACGCAGAGTAATCAAGTCCCTTAATATAACCCTTAAACGTTTCTTGATATTTAGCACCTTCGGGCAATACCCTTGTAATTGCGTCAACCGCCTCCTTTAAAGTGTCCGGGCGATCTTCTCTTACAGTAGAGCGAGCAAATGCAATCGGGTCTGTTTCACCAAAACGAACTCCTCGATTGTAGTTTTCTAGAAATACTAGCGTATCCGTGTCCATAAACTCGGTACGCAAATCGGGAATACTGTCTCCTTTATCATCGACTGCATTTTCCATAGCCTCTGCAACAGCAGCGGCTCTGTCGATATAATCTCGACTACGCGATGAAAGATTTGCAAAAAAGTCTTTGTAAATTTCGTTGGGAATAGAGGCTACAGAAAACCGCTTGGTCATTTGAAAGAAACCAGTCGGAGTATATGGGTCTAGTCCATTATCGCTTGCCCATTTTGTTACAACATCAAGCCATTTTTTTTCACCCATACCAAGCGGTTTGTCTCCGCCTGTACCGACACTATCTAAAGTTTGATTATAAATATCTTCGTTGCCCTCGTCTTTCTCTTGCCGTTCAAGCTTAGCTTGAATGCTTCTAAGGCGAGTTAAAAGAGTAGGGCGATGCTCCGGGCTAGTGCTTTCTACTACCCACTTAGCATTAATGCCATCAACTTCACTGGTTAAATCAGACAAGCTAACAATATCTATAATGGTTTGAACCTCAGATGAGGTCGCTGCTTGCATTTTCACCTTTTCATTAAGTTTGCGAATAATCCCAGCGCCAGCCCACCACTTGTCAAAGCCTTCTTGCATTTGATTTAAGCTTTTGGGATCTGCAAAGTTAAGATTAACCAGCCTTGACAGCTGTTGTGCGGCCTGATCGTAAAAATTTAACGCCGCAAGTCGACCCTTTTCTTCGTCTACTTGTGGCAAAGCAGCGTATTCAAAAGCTTTGTTTAGGTTGTTTTCTACATCTCGCTCTAAAGTCCTTTTAATAATCTCCTCGGCTTCGCGATGTTTTCCGTTAGTAAAGGTATTGTGCCTTTGCTGTAACTCACGCCACAAATCACTAAGCAATGCGTTTTTAATTTTAGGATCGGCTTTTTCGACTACGCCCTGTATCATAGCAACGCCTGTAGCCAGCAGATCATCAGGACTTCTTACAAGTTCTTCTTCCGTAGTAGGATTATAAAGACTCTGAATTTTAATTTGAGTCTCATTGAACGATCTTATTTGATATGCTTGTAAAGCAGCTTCGTTAAAAGTTGCTTTATAAATCTCACCGCCACCCTGAGGTTTCGGCAAAGTCAAAGTACCATCCGGTTCTTGCTGAATACCCTGAGCCGCAAAGTCGTTAAGAGCAGCCTCTTGAGCTTGCTTCTTCATTGTAGGCTCTAGTGCAGCAAAGATCTGCTGACCCGCACGAGCGATCTCAGGCCCAACATCAGGGATGCCGACCTGCTGAACACGAGTCAAAGGAGCCGCAGCAGGGGCTCCAATCTTACGGCGAAATGGTTCGAGAGCCATTATGTTCCTTTCTTGTATTGAGCGTATGATTGCCCGATGCTTGCAAGGCTTCCAATGCCAGAAGCAACAGCACCGATCTGCTGATAAGTGCTGGCAATGCCAACGGCTTGACGGGTCATGCGATTTACTCGAATGCCTCGCATAGCCGCTATGTCGCCGGTCAAATAGCCGCTGCGTATATTGCTTAGATCCAACGCAAGAGCCTTGCGTGATGACGCATCTATGCCCTGCAAGAAGGACTCGCTTCTAGTCCCAGTAGCAGCTTCCATGGCTACTTGCGAAGCTTTCCATTGCTCGTAATCAGACACGCGCATGGCTTCAGCTTCAGCGGCCTGTATCCGCGCTGCTTCACGTTCTTCCTGTATTTGCTTTCTCTGCAAGTCCAATTGGATTTTTTGCTGGGCAGCATTTGCCTTTGCTGATCCAATAGAAACAGCAGTTCCCGCTACCGTTGCTGCTGCTGCCGTTATTGCCGCTGCAGCGGCCAAGCTAACACACATTAGAACGCTACCTCCATATTCAATCCAAGAACGCGCATCTTTACAGGATCAACCTGAGACAGTGTAACCTGCGCCTCCTTGTAGTAACCTAGAATATAAAACTCTGCTATGCCCGAATAAGGCTCTACGTTTATGGATAGATCGTCCGTAACATGACGAAGGATTAATCTGTTGCCCTCAACAGAAACCCCAAGCGTAGTGTCCAGACCTACGTAGACCTTTGTTATTCTTTTAGGCATTCCTGCCATAGAGCCGCTAGGCAACATGATATTAGCCGGAAGCGTTTTGATCTCCGGCGTATAGTTATATCCCACAGTGATGGTGCTTACAGGATCTTCTAAAGTCAGCGTCGAGCTAGAAATAATATGTTCGCCCAAATACTCCCCGTCTCCAAACACATGAACGGTTTCGCCATCCAAGGCGCTGTCAACAATCCATACGGTGCCGGGAGTGCCAGCCGTGTAAGTTCTAGAACTATCTACGGTAAGAGAATCATCTGGCGCAAATTTTTCCAGCGCATAGCTGCCATCTCTAAGCACAGAAACATATAGCGTATTGTTGACCGAGCAAACGGAATCAAAAGAACCATCGGATGCAGACCACAAAGTCCAGCCAGCCAAGCCTTCTGCTCTGGCGGAATGGAATATGGCTAAGGTTCCATCGCTGTTAACGAGTGCTGCATACTGTTCGTTTCTAGTAGCCGTGCCGTAAAGCACTGCCATATCTCTAGGAGAAACTATGAGATGCCCTGCCAGCAAGCTAAGATCAGTAGAGGCGTAACTGTTTTCGGTATCCGCATATATAAATTCACGAACACTTTTGCCTGAGCTTTGAACAAACAAAGTCCCGCCATCAAAAGGAATCGGCGTTACCTTGCTGCTTCCGTAAGGCGTTTGCCTAGAGACTCTTGTATCACTTGGCGTTAAGGGCTTGCCAATAGGCTTGGCCGCTACAAATTCGCCAGTGGCAGTGAAGATCTGAAGATCCCTGTTCGAGATCAAATGCTGGATATTAGAAATATCCTCAGAGCCAATCGAGACTTGAATGGCCTGATTGTCCAGCCCTTCGCCTACGTCAAAATTAAAATATTGATTGACCGTGCTGCCATATAAACCATCCGGCTGTGATGTGGTTCCCCCAAACCATAGCCGCCCCTCGTGAAAGGCTACAGCCGCCGGCCATCCATTAGGTGTAGAAAATACAGGCTCGTACCATGTGCGCGTTGCCGTTGAGCTAGATGTGTACTTAACTGATGGGCCACCACCATCAACGCTTTCAGTGGGAGATCCTGTTATAGTAAACGTATAAACATTGTCATCGACAACAGTAATAGTTTTGGAGCCATTAAGCGCAGCAGCTTCAATGCCCCCGAAGCCATTGGCTCCGCTGATCGTAACGTTCTGCCCAGATGAAAATCCATGCAGCACATGAGTCACTTCAATAACCGAACTACCAAGCGTAGATCTAAAAGGATCAATATCATACTCTGCTTGCAGAGTACCTCGTATTGTACCCGTGAGATTAGAGGCATCCGTGTAGCCGGTAATTTCTACTTCGACTGTCTGCCACTTCAAACGCAAGCCCACATAGTCGCTACTAAATACAGGGGCTGATGCGGTAACTGTAACACTACCTGTTGTAGCAGAGCAGGAGAGAGTTACCGAATCGTCCGCGAATTTGTAGTACGGCTGGTAGGTTTTATCTCCGTTTACTGACTGATCGAAGGCTAACGGAGTTATTGTAAATGTCGAAGATCCAGTTCTGCGAATGATTCGGGGAGCCCAAGACTGATGGGCGACGATCATTGTGTCGCCAACTTGAGTGTACGTTAGCTCAAAAAGTTCCGAGGCAGACCAACTGGCATTAGAGGTTACTGTGGTTAGCAATACGCCATTGATGCTGTAAACGGTCAAGGCATTTGCGCTAAAGGCTAGAACGTAACGTTCGTTCTCGTCGAAATCAAAAGAGATTAGCCGAGATCTAGCGGACAGAACATCCAAGTGGATTGTCCCCGGTCTACGGGTAACACCCCCGGTATTCAGCAGAGATACGTTGCGTAGCTTTGATGCGCCATTCTGATACGCGCCAGTATCAGATCTAAAGCGCATAAGTGGATTCAACTCTCCACTGGCGAAGTTAGTCTGTACCTGACGGAAGATTGCCATTAGCCAATAGTCCTACGCACACGAGTGAACAAAGACATATCAAGCTTGCGAGTAGTCTGCTCTTGGCTGTCAATGTTACGAGCCAAAGCAAGGTGACGCAATGCCTTCTTGTCTAGGAAATCAGCGGTCTGAATTTGGTTTGCAACAGAGTATGCAAAGAGGCTCGCCAGATAAGTCTCAACCAAAGACACAAAATATGGGGGCCACAAATCTTCATCAGCCCTAAATGTGTAATCGGCAATTACCTGATCCGCTACGTCTGCATTGCAGTACGCTAATTTCTGATAGCGATCATAAGCAACGGTGTAGCCGTTAACCTTTAGGTTGTGCAGCACAAGCATATCGGTCGGCAACTGATAAGCGGCATCCCAGCCATCAAGCGGTGCTTCACTCCTGCGAGAAAGCTGTGCCTGTCCAGAAGCAAACCGCCAACGATGGCGAGTCAAAAGGTCACGAACAGTATCTTCATACAGGTTCTTAGCGACATTAGCTTCAGTAGTTCCATCCTGAAAAGACGTAATCGGCTGAGCGCCGATCATTACCAAAGCGGTGGAGCAAATTTGAAGACCTGTCTTTGCCATGAAAAGCTCCTAGCAAAAGGGCCGAGCGCGGAAAGGAAACGCGCCCGGCCCGGAGGAGGGGGAAAGAGGAGAAAACCCCTCCTCCCTTACTTACGCTTCGTGCGACTGTACTTCGTACACGCCATTAGCATCGATCAGTACCGTACCCTGCGACATCATCGACGTAGCAAGGTGAGCGGCCTTCTCAGGCACATAGTTCAGTTCAGTCGAAACTTCAGCACCCGAAGCAAGGCCGATAGCCGAGCGGTGGTATGCAAAGTTCTTACGCTTGTTGGTAGCAATGGGCAGACCCGAGAAGGTCATCCACATGAAGCCAAGCCAACGACGAGCAACCATGCCGCCCTTGTA